CAATTATGGTAAAGATAAACAAGCTGAGTGTATTATGAATATTGCAGAAGCTCAGTATCAAGATGTACATGTGGTTGATAAAGAAATAAACTTCATGTCATTAATAATAAGATTAACGAGGATATTAAAATGAGTAAACGATTCAAAGTAGAACATAATGATATGGAAAAAGGTGTGTTGTACATCACATTACATCACCCACCATACGAAGATGAAAACGTCTTATCCAAAATTAAATGGAAACAAAAAGATGTTACAATAACAGAAGTACATCAAGGAGAGATAAAATGATGATACCAAATCAAAAAGGTCAAATGCAGGAACAAATTGACTTTAGTAAAACAAGTGAAATATGCTGTGAAGCATGTGGTGGTAAAACATTTAAACAAACATTATTGATGAGAAAAATGTCAGCATTGGTTGCACCAAATGGACAAGAAACCATAATTCCAATGGCGGTATTTGCTTGTGAAAAATGTGGACATGTCAACAAAGAGTTTGCAGATGTCGCTGGAATTCAGTGATGACAATATTTGATTGGATAAATCAAATACTTGTAAAGAAAACACATTGGAATGAATTTACAGAAGATGAACAAAAGAAATTCAGCCCATTTATAGTTAATCGGTGGTTGTCAATGGATAAAGATTTTATTGAGATTGTAAATTTCTTTCAAAAGTATTCCATTGGAACATTAGAACCACGAGAAGTTTACAAGTGGTACTGTGATATATTACCAAAAGGTAAGAGATTCAACAAGTATATCAAAGGTAAGAAAGATAAAAAATATAATGGTGAATTAATTAATATCATGGTCACACACTTTGAATGTAGTAAATCACAAGCAAAAGATTATTTAGAATTAATTAATAAGGATGAATTAATTGAATTACTAGAAAAATATGGAATGAATGAAAAAACAATAAAGAGGTTATTGAAATGAGTAAAATTAAAGAACGTGAACTCGAAAGAATGGACGTTATAGGTCAAAACGGTAATGATGGTTTACATTATGTATCAGACGTTCATCCGATTGTTTCACAGATGGAACAAGAGTGGCCACAAATGACAACAGAGTTCAAAAGGTTACAAAGAGAACAATATGAATTGTTTTGTAGAAAACAACATGACTATGGGCCAGGTAATATTTCAGTTGGAACACAATTACAAACCGATGCTGAAATTAAATTATCATTAACTGGATTGTGGTTTCGTATGAATGATAAAATACAAAGACTTAAAACATTATTAATGGGTAACAAAAATTCTGCTGTCGATGAACCCTTGGAAGATGCATACTTGGATGTTTCTAACTACGGTATTATGGCGACGATAGTAAAAAATGGAAAATGGGGAAAATAAAATGAATCAATTAATACAAGCTGCGATAGATAGTTATCAAGCACAAAGAACAGAAGCATTGGCTCATTTGGATTTATTATTCAATGATGCTGTACAAATAGGAGAACATACGGATTTATTAACTGAAGTAAAAAAATGGACAGAGAGTTTAGCACAATCAGAGGAAAATTTAGAAACTTTAAGAAGAAATTTTGAGGTAAAATAATTGAATTCATATTTTGAAAAGTTTAGAAATATGAAACCTTATTTCAGTATAGATGAAAAAGAGTGGACTTACATAAAAGAAACTTTTTCTGAAGAGGAAATAAGAAAATCTCTTGTTAAAGTTCTTATGGAATATGAACCACCTTATATGGATATATCCAAAAAAGAATGTCTTAAAGATTATCAAAAACTAAAAGGTGTTAAATGGAATGATTTGTTTATTGAAAAACAATGGTTTGCCCGTTCAGAGTATGAGTGGAGTAGAAGTAACAATCTAATTAAAAGGTTAAATGTAGGTAATAAATCAAGTAATTATTTTCAACAAAAAAATAGATGGTCTGTCGATGGAACTGTATCACCAGGCCCACTTAGAACTTGGAGTAATGAAAAGTTTATGTATACCTTACTTGGTTCTTTATTTAGTTTAAAAGTACAAAAAGTTGATAAAGGGATTTTAAGAACTTGTATTGGATTAAGAAAATACATTTGTTCACAATTCAAACCTAATGTAGCTAAGGTAATTTATGATAGGTATAAATGTAAAAACATATTAGATTTTAGTGCTGGTTGGGGAGATAGATTAGCAGGATTCTATGCTTCGGATTTTGGTGAGTTGTTTGTTGGGATAGACCCTCGAAAAGAAAATCACCCAATATACGAACAACAGTCACAATTCTATCAAAAACATTCTACTTTTTTTGAAAATGATAAAAGAAATGAATTAATATGTTCACCTGCGGAAGATGCTAATTTATCAAAATATGAAGGGGTTATGGATATTGTATTTACATCACCACCTTACTTTAACGTAGAGAGATATTCTCACGATGATACACAATCTTGGGTTAGATATAAAAATATAGAATCTTGGAATAAAAACTTTTTACAAAAATCAATTAAAAATGTTTGGAAAACATTACGGAAGGGTGGTTTGTTAATGGTGAACATTTCAGATGTTAATGCTTCAAGTGGTGGAAAGAAAGAATGGTTAAAAATTTGTGACCCAATGAATGATTTTATTAAAACATTAAATGACTCACAGTATGTGGAATGTTTTGGGATGGAGATGGCTAAAAGACCAAACAGTATTGGGGTCGGAACTGCAGTAAATGATAAAAACAATAATGAAAAAAAAAGTGAAACATTCGGTGAACCTGTTTGGGTTTGGAAAAAAGTTTAAATTTATTTATGAATGACAAAATAATAAAAATTGATGATGTTGAAGGTAAAGTTTATGAACTTGATAATTGGAAACCTGAACAAGCCACACAAGTAAAAAATCATTTTACAGAAAGATTTAAAGAATTAAAAAATACTTATGATGAATTAATACAAGATTTTAATTGGAACAAAATTGTTTTTGAAAGTGAAATAAACTTCACACCTGTCATAGGTAAAACTTATTACTTATATGAAACAGACAAAAGATTTTTATCATTAATATCACCTGAAGAATGGGGTGATAAAAAAATAAATTACATAGGAGCATTTAAACAAGATTCAAGACAAAAATGGTGTCATTTGAAATTAGATGAAAAATAAAGCTTGTATAATAATAAAAAAGGTGATAAATTATAATCATGGGTAGAATATCATATAGTCAATTATCAATGTTTTCAGAGTGTCCATTAAGATGGAAACTAAATTATATTGATAAAATAACAGAATCAGAACCAAGTATTCATTTATTATTTGGAACAGCAATGCATGAAGTTATACAAACTTGGTTAGAAGTTCTGTACAATGATAGTGTGAAGAATGCAAACAAACTAAATCTTGAACAAAGACTACATGATAAAATGATGGAGTTATTTAAAAAAGGTAAAGAAGAGTATGGTAAGAATCCTTGTACACTAGAAGAAATGAAAGAATTTTTTCAAGATGGTGTGGATATATTGGATTTTTTGAAAAAGAGAAGAGCTGATTATTTTAGTAAACGAGGATACAAACTCATAGGTTGTGAAGTCCCAATTAATGTAGATTTAAAAAAGAATGTAAACATCGTTGGTTACTTGGATTTAGTCATATTGGATGAGTTTCACAATACAATAAAAATATATGACATAAAAACATCCACAATGGGTTGGAACAAATGGATGAAGAAAGATGAAAACAAAACTCAACAATTATTACTATATAAACAATTTTAC